TCAACGGCTTTCAAATCAAAGATCAACTCATGTTCAATGATCTTTTTATCCAAATTTTGTATACGCTCAATTTCAAACTTCTTCAACTTCACAATATTTCCAAAAGTTCTTGCAAAATACTGCATAAGTCGATTTCTGTATTCCAAAAAGCCAAACTCATAAGGACGATCAGGGTCGGGAACAAAAAACAACTTGGTGCCAGGCTCAGCAACTCGAACCTGCACCATAATCGGATCTTTAATAGCCAAATCTTCCAGCAATTTACTATGTCCCTTCGTATTCGGAATAATAACCAACCAAGTACGCTCATAAGTATCACGCGCCCAACTGATAAATCGAGCAACATAATTCTGAGCAGAGGCCTCAGCTCCTTCAGTGTCAAGAATCTCTTCTTCACCAGAGCACATGATCGAGTTAACCAAGACCATAATAACTTCGGCGGCAACAAAAGTATTAACCGCGCCAGCAGATGTAACTCTACCAGCGTAGTGCATCCCAACAAAAGAAAAACTGCCATCAACCAAAACTGGACCACCACTGGAACCAGGATGAGTAGAAGCAGTATGAGAACCACCAAGAGGAGAGCGAGTCGCAACTTTGCCAACCGCCCACAAGTAATCACCAGGAGGATAGATAGGAGTGAAGATTTTAACCTTCACATCGGGTTCATGTTTCTCAGCTTTTAACATACGAATGTCTTTGCAACAATTGTTTGTCGTGATCATAATACACAAATCCAAAACCCAAGACACAAAATACATCTCGATTTCAAACACCTTCTTAACACCACCCGGAAGCACATACTCCAGAGCGGCGCCAACTTGGGGCGTAACATGACCAGCAGTAACCAATACAGCAGCGCCATTTCGCGCTTGCATGACCTTAAACATGGTCCCTCTCAATTCTCCATTCTCATAAAAAAATGCGCAGGCATCATTACGATCCTGCGAAGCATGTAATGGACTAGAATCCAAAGCCGCCTCAGCAACATGTTCTTGCAAGAAGTGAGTATGCCTCGCTTCATCTGCAATCGCACGAAACTGTCGTACCAATGTATTCTCTTCAGCACTTTTCAATCTTGATTCAACATCTTGCGAAAATTTCAACATCGTGGAGGAAAGTTTTTCGAATTCTCTTTCAAATCTAACCTCTCGAGCAGAAGAACCCTGCTCCATTTGCGACAATCTTCTTTCCGAAGCGTCAGACAATTGGACGTTTAATAACGAAATGTAATACTGAATCATAATCAAAACAATTACATGCCAATGGGCAACAAGAAAACCATAAAGAACCTGAACGAAATGCCATTGTACCATTATACAAAACGCATTGATTCCCCAAGACACAACTGAAACCAGTAAGTTTACCAAACCAGCGGCAGTCGCACCAAATTGAAACATAGCGTAAAGAACAACACCAATGACCCATTCACCAAAATCTTGGTAGGTTCCTTGATCTTCAGGAACAGCCAATGTTTGCCCAACCATAAAAGCCAAGCAAAACATAAACTGCCAAAGAGAGAAACGAGCACGAACATTGCCAATTTGAGCTTTGCAAGTATCAAC